CACGTACTCGTTCAGGAAAAAAGTCTAAGTAATTTTTAATCAATCGTTAGGACACAAATGTTAACAATTAAGCAGATTGCGGCGCGTGTTGAGTCGCTTAAACACCGCGCCCGCGAGCGCGATTCACGACATGAAGATGTTCTAGCAGTACGTCGTGGTCAGATTTCTAGCGTATATCCTGATTTCTTTCCAGATGGTGTTGATGCAAACGTAGTTGCAAACTTTATTGACATTGTTGCACGCGACCTCTCTGAGGTAATGGCTCCGCTTCCTGCTATTAACTGTTCTGCAATTAACCAAGTAGAAGATAAATCACGCAAGTTTGCTGACAAGCGAACTCGTATTGCTTCTAACTACTTCATTAATTCAGACCTGCAAGTGCAGATGTATACTGGTGCAGACTGGTACATCACATTTGGTTTCGTCCCATTCATTGTTGAGTTCGACGAAGAAGCAAAACTGCCGCGTATCCGCATAGAAAACCCTGTAGGTGCTTACCCAGAGTATGACCGCTATGGACGCTGCGTTGCTTTTGCTAAAAAATACCGCATGACAATGGCAGAACTTTGTGCTCAGTTCCCTGAACACGAAGAAGGCATTCTTGGTGATGATGGTTATAACCAAGATATGAATGGTTACCTAACTGTCATTCGATACTATGATAAAGAGCAGTCTGTAATTTATATTCCAGAGCGCAATAACTATCCAGTATCTGTTGCGGAAAACCCAGTCAAGAAGATGCTAGTTCACATTGCACGTCGCCCATCTGTTGATGGCGAGATGCGTGGACAGTTTGATGACGTACTCGGTATTCAGTTGCTTCGCAATCGTTTTGCATTACTTGCAATGGAAGCAGCAGAGAAGTCTGTTCAGTCACCTATCGTCTTGCCTAGTGACGTTCAAGAGTTTGAGTTTGGTGGAGATGGAGTAATCCGCACCAACAATCCTGCTGGCGTTCGCCGTGTAGAACTTCCTATCCCTGCTGGTGCATTCAATGAACAGCAGATACTTCAAGGTGAACTACGCACAGGAACACGTTATCCAGAGTCACGTACTGGTAACGTAGATGCTTCGATTATTACGGGACAGGGCGTTCAAGCCCTTATGGGTGGATTTGATACGCAGGTTAAATCTGCTCAGGCTATCTTTGCTTCAGCACTTAAGAATGTTATTTCAACATGCTTCTGTGTTGATGAAGTTGTATTTGATGTTAAGAAGACAGTTCGTGGCGTAGATGCTGGTTCACCATACGCTATTGAATACACTCCATCTAAAGACATTAAGGGTGACTACTCTGCAGATGTCAGATATGGAATGCTTGCTGGATTAAACCCAGCACAGGGACTTATTTTTATGTTGCAGGCTTTGGGTGGCGACTTAATCTCAGTTGACTTGGCTCAACGAGAAATGCCGTTTGGTATTAACGTCACACAAGAGCAAGAGAAGATTGAAGTTGAAAAACTTCGCAAGGCTCTCATTGGCTCACTGCAAGCATATACACAAACAATTCCACAGTTAGCAACTCAGGGACAAGACCCATTGCCTATTATTCAAAAGATTGCTATGGCAATCAAGGGACGTAAAGAAGGCAAGTCTATTGAGGATGTTATTGAGGAAGTGTTTACACCAGAGAATCCTCCTGCTGGGGCTGCAGTTGAGCAACCCGTCCCCTCTGCTCCTGGCGCTCCAGTAGGAGGCGCTCCTGCAGAAGGACGACCAGATTTACAGATGCTGCTTAGCCGTTTAAATTCTAGCGGTGAAGCAACAGGTTCGGCACAAGTTAGACAGCAACGAGTAATTTAAGGGGGATAGTCATGGCTCCACGCAAGAAACCAACAAGAGTACGTACTGTTAAAAGTGATGACTACACTCCATTAGAAAAATACTGCATTGCTGTAAATGAATATTACAAAGCATTACGCACTGCAGGTTTTTCTGAAGGTGTTGCTATAACAATGATTCAGGATAGAAATTCATATCCAGACTGGATTATTCCAGACCTACCAAATAAAATCGATAGTATTCCATATGATGATGATGAGGATGAGGACTAATGGCACAGCAAGGCGGTTATCGTAAGCCAGAGAATCCTGCACCTATGTCAGGACCTGGTGCTTTATCACAACGCACAGATGGTGGACCAGCGCAAGGCGCTAGATATATTTCTGGACTTCCATATGGACAGGGACAAGCAACATATGACCAGCAAACTGCTGCTCCTATGGCTGCTGCATCACCTATGCCATCTGCACCTGCTGCTGCACCAATGGAAATGCCAACACCATTAATGGCTCCAACATCAAGACCTAATGAACCAATTACTGCTGGGATTAATATGGGTGCTGGTCCAGGTTCAGAAGTTATGATGGATAGACCATCAGAAACAAAAACTATTACTGATACATTACGTGAACTTATTCGCTTTGACCCTAGTGGAGATACGGAACTTATTTATAGAACTCTTGTTGACGAAGGATACTAATGACAACAAAAGTTAATTATATTGTAAATAGGTTAAGCCCTAATATTTATGCAGCAGCACAACAAGCAAATTTGCCTGCAAATCAAGTATCTCAATTAGAACAACTTGGTTGGACTGTTGATAAAAATCGTAGTTTAATGAAACTTCCTTCTGAGGAAGCACGTAAACAATTTTCATCACTTGCACCAGAAGTACAAGAAAAAATTAAATTTCTTTATCCAGATGCAGATTATATAAAAGAACCAGATACATTAGGCGATAGAGTTATTGGTGCATTCGGTAAAGTTGCAGAAACGGCAGCATCACCATTAATTGGTATATTTAAAGCAATGGGTGTATATAACCGTGTAATTAATACACCCTACCTTGTTGCGCGTCAAGTTTCACAAGGTAGAGATTTATTTAGTATTAAAACATTTAAAGATGCATGGGATGGTCGTCGTCTATATGATGATGGAGCATTAAAAGAAACTATTGCAGTATTTGGTGATGCAAATGTAAAGGTTGCACAAGGACTTCTTGCTGGATTAAAACCAGGAGAAATTGTTGAACAGTATGGAACTATAGATAATAATTTATTAAAGGCTTTGCAAAAAGCATACAATGACCCAGATTCATTTAAACAAGTAATGGATGGGGTAAAATATTCACAAGTTTCATTTGGTAGAGATATAGCACGTATTTTTGACACAAAACCAACTAAGGGTAACTTGCATCAAGACTATATTGATGGAAAAACAAAAAATATTTCTGGTACTCTTGATTTTATTTACCAGTTAGTTATTGACCCACTTACTTATGTAAGCGGTGGTCTATCTAAATTACCTATTCTTGGTAATAAATTTATGTCACGCGGAGATAGACTTGTTAAAACAATTGAAGAACGTGGCACTGCTGGAGTACGTGAGATATTTCGTACCGAACCAGATATTGTTAAATTATGGGACAATGGTATTGGCAAGGCTGTAAAAAAGATTGCAGATGCCCCAACTACTACAGAAAAAACAAAGGCTCGTCGAGAACTAGGTGCAAACTATCCTGGTTATAACAATGATGAAGCCATTGATATGCTTGTACGTAATGAAATTTTTGATGCAAAG